CATTTTAAGCTCGTTATTCTCGCCAATCATATTCAATTCGCGGGTTAGCTTTTCAGCTAGTAAAACCTCTTCTGTTTTGAATCGGTCAACTATCGCTTGAATGTCATCACCAGTGCCAGTGCCGCCACCACCACCTGTTGCCGTTATGGTTCCACCCTCAAGCCTTTTGGCATCTGCAACCCGCTGTGCGCTTAGCTCTGCCTCTCGCCTTGTTAGCTCAGCAATGCTTGCGTTTAAGTCGTCAGTGTTTTTTGTTTGCTCTTCTATGCTCCTGTTAAAGTATTCTTGCTCGCCTGGAGATAACCCTGCCTCGGATGCAAGCGCCTTTGTCTTTGCTAGCTTAAGAGTTGCAATATTTAAATCAATAGTTGCGTCTTTTAGTTGGGTTTGAATAGAGATTAAATTATTAATCTCCTTCGGTGTTCTGAATTTATTAATGAAGTTCGCAACAGCTTGAGTGGCTTTTGGTACAACTTCAATAACGCTATTAAAAAAGTCACTCAGTAGGGGCGCAATCTGTGCTGATATTAACGAACCACCTTTTGCTAGAGAATCAGTCATCAAATCAAATGATGTTGCAGCCCCTTGTAAATCTTCAATTTCACCAGATGATAGTTTCATCTGCTTGGTTGCTTTGGCATACATCGACGTCATTTTATCAAGCTCTTTTGAGCTGTTGGTAAACAGTGGTATTAGCCTTGATAGGTCGTTACCCATAGATTCAAGTGCAAAGGTCATTTGGTTTGAGCTTGCTCCAGCCTCTTCCATTCTGCGCACCATCTCACCGATAACTTGATCGCTTGACATATTTTCAAACTCTCGCGCCATCGCCTTGGCTTCTTCTTTGGTAAGCCCTGCAATATCAGCAAAATCCTGAAAAGCACCAGTACCAACCTTTGAGAATTCGCCCATCTTATCTGATAAATCTTTCGAGATATCTGCAATCTGCTCAGCGTTAATGCCGTACTGTTTTGTTGCAAATGCCAAAGCCTCAAAATCATCAGTTGAAAGCTTTGCCTGTCGTGACAATATTGCTAGCTCTTGCTGTGATGCAGCAGACTTTAAAACTACCGCAGTTAATGCAGTAGCTAAAGCAAACCCAGCCGCAGCCGTTTTAGTTAACACAGCACCAGCGACACCCGCAACAGATGACATTTTCTTTAATGATTTATCGGCTTTTGATGTGTTTTCTTCTGTTTTATCTAGTTTTTTATTTGTTTTGTCTAGTGCTTTATCTAGCTTAGCAGTCTCAGCATCTAGCTTGACAATAAGTGACTCACTCATCTCTTACTCCACCTAAAAATTCAGCCGTTGCGCCTCTAGCCATTCGCTCAGCGTTAAGCATTAATGACAAGTCCTGCTTGGCTTCGTGCTTAACATCAAACAAATGCCGCACCTCTACAAAATCAAGCGACCATGATTCAGACGGGGCTATTTTTAACTCATTAACGCATAGCTTCCACCAAGAAAAATGATCGAAAACAAATTCAGGCGCTTTTGCTATTCTTGCTGTTTTGTAGCTGCATGTAACTTTTTTTCATTATCAACGCCCTCACTGAATTGCGCGTTAACTTGATGCGCAATGCTGACTAGGATTAGCGGATAAGGGCTTACACCATCATCATCTAAATTGATAGGCAACCACCCCACACGAAACATCGCATCTTCAATTTCAGCAATAGGAATTGATTTGTTTTCAGCCTTAACTAACGCGTGAATTAATTCAGCGGCCGTTGCAAAGTCAACAGTGTTATAAACACCCCTGCATCGCGTCAGGTCGGATTCTTTTGCGCTCTTCATCCAATCATCAAGGAAAGCAACCAAGGTATGCCACAAGTCTTTGCCTGTAGCTGCCTTGAATTGCTTCATTGCTCCAAGAGTCATTTTAAATGGATACTCCTTATAACATAGAGTAAATCGCATTAAACCACCGTTTGAGGTGTACGCGTCACAGCACCGCTAGAGTTAAAGCTTACTGATGTTGATACTTTGTCGCCTTGGGGTACTGCATCACTCATGCCTGTAGGCGTGAATTTAGCTGCCAAAGCCTCATCAGATGAGCCAAACTTAAACACGTAATCATCCTGCGTGCCTGTAAACGCTTCTGATTTAACCTCCTCATAGGTGGCATCACTGTTATAAACAAGCGAGCCAGCAATGACTACTTGTTTGCCTGAAAGCTCACCATCTAGCGATACAACCCAATCTTCATAGCTTTTATTGCTAATTTCGATTGGCGTGCCACCGTAGGTTATTGTTACCTCCATTTGCCCAATCAATTGCTGTGTGCCTGCAACACCTTTGTATAACAAACACGCCGTTCCGTTTAATTCACCAGCCATTTTATTCCCCTAACTTATAGTAATTAATAGTAATGTCTCTAACATGCCAGCCGCCAGATTTTCTTGGTGGTTGCGCGGTTGAGTCTAGTATTGAAACTGTAACGCCATTATACATTGCCTGAACGTTTTGCGCGAATGCGGTTAAAATCTCGTTCATTACGGTTAGTTGCCTTATGTCGTAATTAACATATACGCCCTCGCTATCATTCGCCTTTATATATACTGACACCTGAAAAAAGCCGTCCTCTTCTGCGCCTACCGTGCCTTTTGATGCAACCCCTACGTTAGCGGGAAAGTAATCAGCGCTTAACCAAACATCCTTTCCTGATGGGTCAAACTTGTTGTTACCCCATGCAATGTCATTATTATTATCAATGCCAGTTATTGTTTGCTGTACGAGGTGATTTGTTAATGCGTAATACGTACCCGGTAAATCGCTCATAGCTTTTTAATCCTCGCTTCCATCTTTTTAATGTTGACTCTTACCATGCCGTTAGGCGCTTGTCGTGAATACCCACCAGTAGAAAGCTTTTGATATTTACTACCAGTCCATGTACCAGTCTCAACTGGGTTAGGGTATCCACCATATTCAACAGTATTCGCATAGGGTAAGTTATTGGTAAAGTATATTTTTTTATCCAGCACGTAAGTCGGCATCTTACCCAGCTCAGCAAGAGAGCCTGAGCCGTTAGCGCTTCCGCCTCTTGTTTTTGTGCTAGGCTGGCCAGCAGTTAAAAACCAATTATTTTTTAGCCTGCCACCATCTTTAAAGTGAACAGGCGTGCGTGAAACCATAGACCTCAAGCCCTTGGTGTAAATGTCAGTTAGCTTGCCGTTTAACACTTCGATAGCATCTTCAATAGCTTTATCTAGATTACGCCTACCGATTAAGGGCATTACATATCTCTCACGATTGGCTTGTAAACTAACACTACGCCGTTAGGTTCAACAGGCGCATTTGATACGATGTACATTTTACGAGAGCCTTGCTCAATCTTGTCATTCAATTTCAACCCAACGCTTGAGCTGGATATTAAAACCCTATCACCCTCTTGGATTAATGAGTTAGTCATTTGATTTATATTGATTGATTTAAACACTGCGTTTTTCAGTAGTATTCTCTCAGTTGTTATTGTGGGCGGATTAATTGGAGTCCCGCCCGTTTGGGTTTCGCGTACAAGGTAAACTAAATCACCAGCACCTAGTTTCTCGTTACACTTGGCTAGCCCTTTTGCTATCTTTGCAGCTACATCTACGCCAGCCATTAGAAAAACTCAGTGCGAGTTAAACCGCCCGCTCCATTAGCACGCCCGCAAGGGGAGTTTGCATAGCCCTGTAATGTAAACGGGTAAAGGGAGTTTGTGACGCCTTGAATGGTCGCGTTTGTTTTAGCTCTTGCGCCGTCCTGATAAGTTTCAGAATAAGTTGTTTGTACAGCGTTAAAGCTTTTTAGATCCATTCCATCGTTCACAGTGTTTGTGCCGTAGCCGTTATTTATCGCATCAGAATAATTTAATTGAGCGAGTAAAACGTCTAGCGGGATTTCACTACTGCCAACAGCAACGCAATTACTGTAAACGCCTGTGCGTGGAAAGATGCCAGTTTGCACATCATAAGTGCGCGAGCCTTGCAGTGTTGATTCCTGTGTTAATAAGCCTCTGTAGCCATTGCGCAACTGCACCTCTGCCGTTGTATCATCAGCATCAAGTGTTAGCCCGTATTGCTCAGCTAAAGCTCTGCCATCTACAAGAGACAGGAAACTATCCGCATTTGCTACACCTGTGCCATCTTCAGTCGTTAAAGCCATGATAAAACCTCTGTTAATTTTTATACAGTATAACACCTTTGTCGATGATATAAAAAACCCCTTGTTAAAGGGGGTTTGGTTTTATGCTCCGTTAGTTTTTCTTACTACCGTTTCTTGGAATGAAAAGGACGGCGCTCTTACTGTGCCTTGTGTTGATGTGACCAATACAGGGTCAAACACACAAGAGCCGCCACCACTGTCTGTAAAAACAAACCGTATCATGTCGCCGTTACTCCACGCCGTAAACCTTGAGGATTTGGTTGATGACGTTTCGCCCGTGCCAGATATCTCAATGGAGCGCGCGGAGTCGTCGTTCTCTGTTATTGTGATTCCATCAGTGCTCGTTTCTGACCACATGTCAACGCGAGATGTGCCGCCTGAGTTATTGGGGTAATAGCTAAATGTGCCCATTACATCAATGTCAAAGCCCGTATTATTTAGCACTGCGCCGGTATTCGCCCACGGGCCAGTCGTCACAAGCTCAAAGCCACCCGTCTGCTCTGATATCTCAAGCCCTGTTGCGTAAGTTGGGGCTGCTGGATTGGCTGATATGCCTCCAGTGTTGGGGATTGTTTCTCTAGTAAACACGCTAAATGTTAGCTCTGGATTTTCGTTTACAATTGGGTTTAGCGGGTCGGTATTATCAACCAAATCACCAGTGACGCTTTCTACGCCACCAGTGTCACCTGTTGCCGCTAGTATTTGCTCTAATAAATCATTGCGAATACTCATATTAACCCCCTATCGCTGCTAGCCAGTCTCTTAACAACTGGTTTCTATTATAGGAGTCTGTGACCGTTCCGTTATTTGCCATCACTATATCTGACAGTATCTTGTTCATTGCTCGCATGTGTTACCTCTCATTTCTTCGGTAATGAGGGCATAAAAAAGCCCTCGGTAAATTAATACAGAGGGCTAGTTTTTGTGAATCCGTTCGGGAGGGCATCCGAAGAGGGCTTGTAGGTGTTACAGCGCTGCAACTATGGTCGCCCTCACAACCATATAAACATTATAGCACTTTATTGTAGGTATAAAAAAGCCCCCATAAAGGAGGCTGATATTACTTTTTAGCTTTCGCTTTTTTCTTTGGTAATGGTTCGGTCTTAACGGCTTCTAAATAAGAGGGTGCTTTACCCTCAAATTTAACAATGTCACCTACCCTGCGCCTCTTGCCATCAAGAAAGCAGAGTTTAGCGACTTTGTAGTTAGCCATTTTGCTGATTGCCCATCGTAATACCAGCAACAACGGAGCCTGCTGTAGCAGTGCCAACAACAACATAGTTAAGGCGCATGTATCGCCCTAGTACGTGCAACGGCACATGGACAACAGCGAATTGATAACCAGCAATCAAATCAGCGGCCAAAATAGCGCCAGATGATACGACTGTAACTGCTGACCCAAACCCTTCTGCATCATCGGTTTGGATGGCAACTTGAAGCGAGGTTAAGCCCTCAAGTGCAACATCAACCTCGATGTAAACTGGGATCACTTCGCCGTTGCCGATATCGCGATTTGTCACGCCAAGGTCAATCACATTCTCAGATGCAGCTGTAACTGTTAGGGCTTGTGACGATGAAAATTTATTAGTTGAATCAAAAATCATTTTTATTTCTCCTTATTAAATTACACGAGCTTCGGTGTTGATTAGTGCGTCAACTTCACGAATAGGGATGCCACGGTACGTCATGACCTCTTTACCCTCTAACTCAGAAGGAGTTAGGCGAATATAGTTATCAGTGGTTCCGTTGTTCGTTGCTAAAGCGTCGAGCACTTCCATCATATCGGTGTTAAGGTAGATAGCCGCTTGTCCGTTTGGAATTTGGCGTTGTTTTAATGCGTAGTATGCTTTACGCATAAATGTCATCAAGTTAACTGAGCCGCCTTGCGCGTCTGATACGTCAATGTTTGCAATACGAGAAACATAGCGCCAATCACGAACAGTCAAACCTAAATCCCATGTGAATTTTTCGCGCACAACATCGTAAACACCTGCGTCAGTCTCTTTAGTTTGCACGCCTTTATCTTCACGCTGCAAGCCTGCTTGCGAGCCTTTTGGATATAATCCGTGACAAGTGCGATCGCCCCAAACAACAAACCAAATGGAAGTATTATCTGAGCCTGTACCGCCTGCATCGATAATTTGGCCACCATTCTCAGCGGCTAAATCATTGAAGCGGGGAGCCAGCCCCGTGAACTCATTCGCAGCAGAGCCGTAGAAAGTAGTAGAAGCCATTTCATCAGCCATACCTTGCAGGAATGCCGCCGCTTCATTCATGCGGAATTGACCTGGGTTTGACGATAAATCAACAAGCTTTTTATCAATCTCAGACCATGCTTCCAACATGCCAACGGAGTCAGTGACCTGTTTAGTCGTTGACTTGTTAGGCATTACCGAGCCATAAAGCTCACGCCATGTCGGTGCGGGTATTCCAGATCGAATACTCGTTAAGTGTGTAGCACCTTGATTACACTCTTCAATCCGCATATCCGATAGGATGGGATTGAGTTGCATAAGCTGCTCGATGATAGTGGCGGTTACTTCTCCACCTTCTTGCTGTTTGTACAAATCGATTAACGAAAGGTACGTATTTCCTAATGTAGCCATGTTTAATTCCTCTTATTTCGATGGGTATAAAATTTCTAACGCTGATTTATTTGCGTTATCTGTACCGCTGCCCTGAGCATTGGAGTTATGCACGTTAAGACCCTTAGTCTCTGGTGCTTTTAGCATCGCTTTCCATGTCGCGTCAGTTTCCGCATGTGCCAGGAAGTCAACGGTATTGCTAAATTCTTTGTCGCCTATTTTCATTGAGAGCGTTTTATTGCCCTGTTCGTCATAGGTTACGCTACTGTTTTTATCAATCATAGATTGTGCAGCGATTCGTTTAATCGGGTCATCATGAACACTTAACATCATTTCTGCATGGAATTCACTTAGGTCACGCTGTTTCAGTGCGCTTTGTGCAATCTCAGTTAGCTTGTTAGCCTCTGCAATCGTCTTTGC